CCACTACCTCTTCCACCTGTTACAATAAAATACCTAGAATCCGCCTTTGATATTGGTGAATACTTCGGGTTTACCTTAATCACTAAATTGAATCAAATCCTTAAAGTTGACATTTAAACCTTCTGTTGCTGATATGTCAATCTTTTCTTTTGGCTTTCCGTATCTGTAATTGAAGTATAATGTCAATGCTCTTGAATCTCCTTTAAGACACATCTCACCTAGTTTCATTACTACCTTGTCCGAATCAATTAATGCATCTAATTTTTCTATTAACTTTTCTTCATCTGCCTTTTTAGGGCGTCCTGCTCCTTCTCTTGCTCCTCCGTTTTTTTGTCTGCCATCCATAGATTTATTTTTGTTTATTCAATTTGTATTTTAAAAGTAATTCTTTATTTATCATGTAAGCCTTTTTCAATTTCTTATCTTGCTTGGCTCTATATTCTCTCCATTCTAATTTGTTCTCATAGATACACTTTCTTATCTGCTCTGTCTTAAACCAATAGAATTCAATGTTATCATATATTACCCAAAAGTCAGCCTTTGATGTTGACATTCCCGATGGTTCATTATTTGATTCAATTTCGATTAAGATGTTTTTACCTTTCTCAGCGACACGATCAAACTTAACTTCTACTGTTTTATCTATTTCGGGAATATGTATATCCCACCCCTTAAATAATCCTTCTTTGATATAGGCTTTTGGATATTTTTTTAATATTAAATTTAATACTAATTTTTCAGTATTGTTTCCATCCTTATAATCCTTTTCAAAGTTTTCCATTATTATATAACGATATTAAAACATTCTTATTTGTCTCTTATGATTGTTAATTCTTTCCATTGCTTTTTCGTAATATTCTGTGTCAAGTTCACAAGCAGTTAAATCATATCCTAAGTTATGACAAGCAATAGCGATTGATCCACTTCCTAAATGAGTGTCTAATATTTTATCTCCTTCTTTTGCGTAATTCATTAAAAGCCATTCGTAAAGTTTAATTGGTTTTTGTGTTGGATGTATTCTTAATTCTTTATTTTTCATGTCGTGCTGAATCATACCGTTCCATGTTATTTCACAAACATTTACACTTTTTGTCATAGATAAATAAGCAAGTTCCGCCCTTCCAAATGCAGTCCCTTTTTTATCCCAACACAACCTCCCACCACTTAAATCAAAGTTTTTATAAAAATTTACACCCCAAATAATTTGATTCTTACTAACTCTTTTTAATTCTTTAAAGTATTTAATTGATGGTGATACATTTTTAAAAAGATTATAATTATTTCTTTTTGTTGCTTGTTTATTTTTAGAAAGATTATCTTTTAAACCTATTGCATCATTACCTCCATAAGGAGGATCAACAATAGCCAAGTCAAAATGATTATCTTCATACCTAGCCATTAAAATCATGTTGTCCTCATTGGTAATCATCCCACCTCTGTGTTTTCTATTATAAAATCCTTTGTCCTTCTGATAAAGAAATTCTGCTCCTTCTTTGTCTTGAAGTTTTTAGGAATACTAATATCTAATTTGTTGGGATCAGTCTCTGTGAAGCAATCTATTATGTATTCACCTATTTTTTTAATCAACTTTTTCATATCTCTGAATTACTTTTTTTAAATTTTTAACCTTATTTTCTAGCATGTGTATTTTATCTAGTGTGTCAAGATCAACAGGTGTAAAGTTAAACTGTTTTTCTAACTCTTCAAGTTTAGGATTTTCATCCTTGTACACCTTATAATAATGATGTGAATGTATGACAGTTGCGTGTGTTATATTCTTGTCATTTGCCTTAAAGAATAACGCTATGTTCATCCATCTTAGATTCATCTTTTCCCTAAGAAGGTAGATCAGTAATGATCTGTAATGAATCACTTCTTTTTTTCTTGTATCTTCAAAAACATTAACTCCTGTTTTCTTAATTATCTTATCGCTAATTTCCTGTGCAGTCATTTTAAATATCGTTTTACTTCTGTCCAAAATTCTATCTGATATCTATAAGGTAAACCCCATTTAAATATCTCATCTACTAAAATCAAAACTCCTTTTTTTGCGGAATCCTCATCAACACCACATTCGCTGATGTATCTGCTTATCAACTTCTGTGCTTGATCACTTGCGTTTTTTTCTCTATCTGTCATAATTCTTTTTTTAATTTCTCTATATATAACGTTGCATCCATCAATTCCTCTTGAAGATGTGTCAGCCATTCTAAGCCATTCAAATCTTTTCTGTCCATAGTTACACCATACTTCTTAATTCCTTCCTCTGAGCGTTGTTTAAACTTGTCTAAAACGCTTTCTACTATTCTATCTTTCATATTAATCTGTACAAAATCCTCCTTGGCAACCACTACCTCCACCATAAGTGAAGTCTAATTGTTTACCTACCTTTTTTATTTGTTTAAAATTCATTTCTTTTTTCCATGTGTGTTTTTTTTCTTGATCTGCAAACCATTGCATTTTTAATGGTTCATCATCCCAATTCTTTCTTAGTTGCTGAACTTGTTTATGAAAACAACCAACACAATTTGAATCTTCAGGAAAATCAATATTACTTTTTATTGCCCATTTATGAATAGGGTAATGAGTAATACCATCTTCTATTAAAGGAAAATATCCTTCTCTCCATTCCATTTCCTCCCATTTGTTCCTAGTTTTTCTTTTTCCTACTATTGTCTTAAATGATGTGGTAAATCTCTTAGCACGTTCTTTCTCATCGTATCTAAACCCAATTCCCATCTTCACCTTCTCATTAATATTTTTTAGCCACCAATCAAATATTGGCTTTAATTTCATTTCTGTTGTGCAGAATCTCATTAACTCATTTGGTAGTGCTTTTTTCTTTAAAATAACCTCATCAAAACTATTACCCGAAACCCAAGTAATTTCTTTACTTAATACTTGTTCTAAGTCAAACATAACTTTTAGGGTTTTATCTGATTCAGCAGTAGCAATAAAATCCAAATCTAATTTATCTGAAACCATTTGAATCAATTTATCATCTTTAGGTTTACATTTTAAATCATCAATTCTAACCAAAGAAAAAATATTGTAGTCAGCAGGATAATGAACTGCCAAGTAACTACTTGTTTTTCCTCCACTTAAAGAATTAATGGTTTTCATGTGGTTTGTGTAAGTCTATAAAATTACCAATTATTAAAATTAACGCACTTGCCATTAGTATAAATAAGGCACTTGCTATTTGTTTAACCTTCTTCATTTTCTATCTGTTTAATTAAACCATTTATTTCTTTTTCTAGTATTCTTAACCCTTTAGTTAATCCAACTATTTTGATTTGATCTATGTTTGGATCAAGGATGGCTTTTCTTCTCTCATCTCTTGTCTTTATCTTTTCGCTTAATTGTTCTTTTAAATTCATTCTGTTCTTAGTTTTAAAAGGTTGTAACACTCTATGTACTTCTCCCTTGCTTTGCTCTTGTATCGTTCTTTAAAAAGAAGGTATAACATCTTAGTGAACTGATATTGTGTGTCACAGTCCTTGTAATACTTCTCTGCAAACTTGATGCCTTTACCTTTGAAGTAGTTCACATTATCTGCTGAATCCCCAATTATCATTTGAGTATAAAAGTTTTTTAAAGCATCAAATTTAGACACATCTAAAACTTCTTTTCGATTGTACTTATAAATCAATGCAGGGAATTGTAAGTAGTCTTTGTCAATGCTCACAATCATTACATGATCTCTACCAAACTTTTCTGATAGGGTTTGCCAATAAGCAGCAACCATATCATCTGTCTCTACTCCGTATCCATAAATACCATCATAGGTTTCAGTAACATAATTATGAATCTCAGATAGTAGTGGAGGTTTCTGTTGCCCTATTCTATTTGCTTTGTATTTGGGAGTAATCATCTTTCTAAAGTTGCCCTTTGAGTTATTAAAGGTGAACACCTCCGTTACGTTGTACAGATCAGTAAGATCATTTACTATCTTTTGGAATGCCTCATCAAACTTATGAATGACATCATCTAAATCTGTATAGAATGTATCAACATCTTCTTTTGGACGGTAACAACTCGCAAAAATTAAACTATCGGCATCTACTAGTAGTATCATATCTGTGTCTGATTTGTAAATAATCTAGCCAATAGTCAAACCACTTGTTGTATTCTATGTAGTCTCCTGTTGACTTTTTTGCTTTTAAGTATTTATTATAGGCTTGTTCTACTTCCCATTCTTGAATATCTTTTTCGATAATCCATTCGTATGACATCATTCAATAATTTAGTGGGATAACATTCTTTACACACAACCCAATCGGGTAATTCTTTAACATCATTCGAGGATGATGCATAGTTCCCACAGGTTGGACATTCAATAACCCATAGGTTATCTATTTTTTTTCGTTCTCTTAATAGTTTTGAGTTGCTCATGCCTCTATAAGTTCATAGGCTGAAGTTCTTTCAAGAACCTTCTCAGCACATTTCAACATATCTTTAACATCAATATCTGATGATGCACTATTCCTTCCTAATCTATAAGCCAATTCTAAAAGGGATTCTATGGTGTAACCTTTTAAGGCATATTCTTTATCACTTCCTATATTCATATCTGTTCTGTTTTGTTTAATAATATTGTAAATATAAACAAAAAATTTAATAATGCAATAGGTTATTGAGAATCTTCCCAAATTTTATGTAAATCTTCAATCATCTGCTTTATTCTTTTGGGTGAACAAGTACAAGGTTTTTCTAAAGGATGATCTAAATAATGAGCGTGTAATTCACAAATTTCATCATATTCTTGTCTTGTAATGGTTGACTTTTTACTTGCCCTGTATTTATCCCAAATCTTTAAATCTTTTTTATTAAATTTTACCATCTTTTAATTCCTTTAAAATCATTCAATTTTCTTCTTCTATCATCACATCCGCAATCAGTATCTGTGTATCTATGATACCAATCAACCAAGGCTTTAATTCCTGTGTACTTAGTGAAGTAATATATCAAATCTCCTAATCTCATATCAAGTGTTTTAATTTGGTTTTAACTCTTTTGTATGTGTTATATAACGAGTAGTAACTAATATTTGTTTGTCGGCTTAACTCGGAAATACTGATACCCCCATCAACAATCTCATAAATCTTTCTATCGTACCAAAACAATTCATTGATCTCATCTACCACTAATCCATAAGCCTGTTCATAATCTATATCTTCATCACAATTCTCTACAACATCCAACTCTACAATTTCTACTTTTGATTCCTTTCTTTTTAAGTCCAA